TATAATAATTGCTAAACCTGCTCCACTAAATAAATGTGAAAGTCCGAATATACTGTAGTAGGCTGCAGATGCGCTTACAGATAGCGCTGAAAGCGCTATTATTAAAGGAAATATATATTTTTTCATTTGAGTTTATAATCTACCCATTGATTCAATGTCACTGTTGTTGAATGATTTTAATACACGAGACATCTGTTGGTTTGAGGGTGTTTTAAATACCACACCTAGATTTTCATATTCTAATGGATTAAGTCCTTCTGCTTGTAATTCTTCACTGATTTTATCTAGCATCATTTCTGCCTGCATTGGGTTTTTGAATACAATAGTGAAATCTTGATCCATAGGTTTATCAGGGTCACCGTGAATAGTGGACCCTAATGCGAAGTTAATTTCTTCTTTAATCATTTTTTTTAGTTGGCTTTTTTTCATTATTTTTTTGATTTTAATTTATTCTCATCAATATGGGTTCCCCCAATAATTTTTAATAAAGAATCTGGAAGTCTAGAGGTATGTTTGTCTAAAAAGTCAACAAAATTTGTTAAAGTTGTATAGCTATCGGGCCCAATCTCATTTTCTTCTTCCCAATATAATTGAACATCATGATAATCGGGGTTTGATGGGTCACCAAATCCTTTACCTTGATAGATATCCATATCATCAAAAACTCCTTCTTTAAGAGATTTTTTGATTTCTTCTTTGATAATTTGTTTTAATTGGTGTTTTTTCATTTTATTTTTTATTTCTATCACAAAGATCAGGCTTATCCTTAAAAGGACACCATTTACAATTTTTTGTGCTAGCGTTTTTAATGTATTCCTTCTGTTGATAAATATTGGTGCCCTCCACAAAGCAATCCTCTATAAACTCCTTTAGATGGAACTCTAGCTTAGATAGCGTAGGAGTTCCGGAAGCTGGTGAAAATGATTGGATTCTAGATCTCATTGCAGGGTATTCAGCGTTTTCGTTGACTTTTCTTTTAACAATTGTGTATCTTACATCTATGTGTTTTACAGGAATTCCATATACTTCTTGGTAATATCTTTTGTATAAAGGTAATTGTGCTGTTTTAATTTTGTCTGCTTTTTGGTATTTATTCCATCCCATAGTAGATGTCTTAATATCATCTATTATTACTACTTCTTCTTCAGGATCATATAAAACAACATCCAACTTTCCAAAAAATCTTACTTCTGGAAATTTTGAATGAGGGACATGAAGTAAAGGCATTTCTATACCTAACAACTTATAATGTGGTTGGTAATATTTGTCTTTGTAGTTTAGAAAGAAATCAATTATATTTAAACCATCGTTTGCAAATTCCTTAAGTTCCTCCGGAGTTGAATGGTGTTTATCTTCTGTTTTGACTTTTTCTTGGTAAAGTTCAGTAAATGTCTTTAGGAAAAATGCTTGCATATCCCACCCCTCTAAAAGTTCAGGCTTATTGTACATTCTTTCGAGATACTCTTGAATAGTTTCATGTAAAGACGTTCCAAACGTAAAATGTATGTTTTGTGGAGTCTTAAATTTATCTATGTATTGTAATTTCCATTTGTGAGGACATTGCGCCCAATTTTGATATTGGGAAAAACTTACAATTTTATATTTTTCATAGTCTACTTGTGGTACCTCTACGGATTTAACTTGTTCTATTATATTCATCTTTTAAATTTTCCTTCCTGAACTATTTGAGCTATAATTCCATATACTGACATATCTTGAAATGTGTCTTTTATGGATTCTCCCACAGTGTCTTTTTCCCCTTTTAAAACCATAGTTTTTAATCTATTTATTTTGTCTAAGAGTCTAATTGTTAACCCTGTTAAAGATAACTGAATGTCTTCTTCTGTTTCAAGATTAGTTCCTAGAGTTATGTTTTGACAACCATAGTTTGAATGTTTTTTACAAAACAAAATATATTGCTCTAACATAATTTTTTTATATTCTTTAGTAAGGTCAGGATATTGTTCTTCAATACTATTTACTATTTTTTGGTCTTCTTCTGATATGTTTAAGGGGTTGTTATTTGCTTTTTCCATAATATTTTTCGTATAATTTATCTCCTTCTTCAAGGCAGGGTTTACAAGAGTATCCTCTACCTACTGTGTTTAATAATTGATCATAAAATGACAATTCATCTAATTCTTTAGGTGGTTTATCCCAATCAACATTTTTAAACCAATCATCTCTACCTAATTTATTTATTTTTTCTTCCATTTCTTTTATAGGAAGAGCCATAGCTAAATGCATCCGAGGTAAATCTGTTTCTTTTGAGCAATATTGACATTTATTCATTTCATTAATTTTTTGGTTTCTTTTTTATCTAATCCAAATTCGGACAATATACCCAATATACAATCCTTATCTAAAACCTCCAAATAATCTTGCGCTTCTCTTTGAGAAATCTTATAATATTCTGCAATTTTTTGTAGTAATTCTTTATTTTGATCCTTTTTACCTTTTATCCATTTATAAAACCTCCATTTTTGAGGTAAACTGTGATAGTAAAATTTATAAATGATTTCTGGATCGTCCATATATGTTTGAACAGTATTTACAATATCCAAATAGTTAGGGTTCATAGAGAGTCCTTTATTGACAATATAGACACTAAATGTCTTCTTATCTTCATTGTCTAAATCTTCCCACTTAACTTCTTTAGTGTGGAGATTCTTAATATGGTCAAAAGGATTCAATTATTTATTTTCTGGTGGTAAAAAAGGTTCAGGTACATGGTGACAGTTTGCACAAGCATATACAGGAACTGGAATATAACTTTCATTTCCAGTAGGAGCTAACATAGCTGATAACTTTCTCATTGTATATACTTGAGTAAAATGTTTATGACCACACTCTGGACAAACATATTCTTCTGTTTGGCTGAAATCTAAGTTAAATTCGGGGTTTTGTGATTCTTGTCCGTTTAAGTTCATATTAATTGTTTTTTTGTTGTTTCTTTTAATTGGATTAACATAGCCATTATGCAAATTTCTTTATCTAGTACAAAACCATATTCATATTGATATTGACTAATTACGAGTATTGCTTCGGCTGGGTTTTTAAACTCATCAATTCTGTCGTAAAGTGATCTAAACATTGAATCAAATTCTTTCGAACCAAGATTTGTAAGTTTTTCTCTGATTTGGTTTGGTTTCTTTCCTCCTAAAAGGCTATCTATTAATTCTTTTATTCTATCTGAGTTTTCTGCGTCCCCTTCAACATCTAATTCTCCATCGTGAATACTTCCTTGAATTGAATTCAACATTTGGCGAAGATCGGGATAATGTTGTTTTACTACTTTAGCTAAATCATTCATAGTATATTCTATTCCCTCTCCATCTAAAATACTTCTAAGATGGTGAGCTACTTCTAGTTTAGAAGGAGGGACAACATTAAACATTTTACATCTTGATTGTAAAGGATCTATTATTCTGTTAATGTAATTACAGGTTAAAATAAATCTACAATTTTGATGAAATGATTCTATAGTATTTCTCAGGGTAGCTTGAGCTTGGGGGGTTAAATAATCTGCTTCGTCTAAAATTACAATTTTAGTTCCCCCTAACCCCATCGAAGAGGCAAAAGGTACAATTTTTTCACGAATTGTATCTATGCCCCTTTCATCGCTGGAGTTCAGGTATAACACATCTGCACGTAACTGTTTAGTAATCAGTTTTGCTAAAGAAGTTTTTCCACATCCTGCTGAACCAAAAAACAGTAGGTTTTGTATGTTCCCCTCTTTCAGATATTTACCTATTGTGTTTTTTAGAGATTCGTTTCCTACAAATTCATCTAAAGACTGTGGTCTATATTTTTCAACAAATAAATCCATTCTTACATCATTCCCATTTGGGGCATTTCTTCATTGTTATCATTTTCTTTTGGGGTGTCAATTATAGCTGCCTCAGTTAATAGAATTGTTCCTGCTACACTTGCTGCGTTTTCTAATGCTATTCGAGTTACTTTAAATGGGTCTATTACTCCATTTTCTTTCATGTTGGCTTCTTCTTGGGTTTCAATATTATATCCTGCCCAAACATCATCCTCACGATTACTTTTTAAATTATAGCTTAAAAAATTAGCTTCATTTTCTTCTATTCCAGAATTTGTTAAAATCTGAGTGAAAGGTTTTGAAAGTGCTTTATATACAATTTCTTTACCAAAATTAAAATCTTCACTTTCACCATTATAACCAATAGCTGCTCTGCCATATAAAAAAGCAATCCCTCCCCCTGGAACAACTCCTTCATCTATAGCTGCTCTAGTAGCATGCATAGCATCTTCTACTCTATCTTTTTTCTCTCTCATTTCTGTTTCAGTATGTCCACCAACATTGATTACAGCTACTCCACCTGCCATTTTCCCCAATCTTTCTTGAAGTTTTTCGATTGCAAATGGTGTTTCTGCTCTTTCAATTTGGCTTTTTATTTCATCTAATCTTAAGTTGATAGATTCTTCTGAACCTTCTCCATCTACAATAGTTGTTTTTTCTTTTGTAACTGTTACCCCTCTAGCTTTACCTAACATCTCATGGGTAGCTTTATCTAATCTATGACCCTTTTGTGGGGAAATTACAGTAGCTCCAGTGAGTACAGCTATGTCTTCTAAAATATGGGTTCTTCTTTCTCCAAAGTCTGGAGCTTTTATAGCACAACATTTTAAAGTACCTCTCATTTTATTTACGATCATAACTGCTAATGCTTCACTGTCGATATCTTCTGCAATTACTACTAGGGATTTGTTTTGTGTGCTACATCCTTCCAATATTTTTACCATGTCTTTAACATTGGTAATTCTCCCATCGTATAAAAGAATATCGGGGTTGTCGAGATTGGCCTGCATTGAATTATTATCAGTTACAAAGTAGGGGGACTTGTAACCTCTATCAAATTGTAAGCCCTCGACAACCTCTAATGTGGTTTCGTGTGTTTTGCTTTCCTCAATAGATACAACTCCTTCTTTGCCTACTTTATCAAAGGCAGCTGCAATTAAATTTCCTATTTCAACATCATTGTTGGCTGAAATTGATGCTATTTGTTTGAGTTGATCTTCTGAGGTTATCTTTTCAGATATATTGTTTTTAACGTTTTCTATTACTTCACTTACAGCTTGGTCAATTCCTCTTTTAATTTGAACTGAGTTTCTGCCTTTATCAAGACCTTTAACACCTTCCTTAATTAACTCTCTCGCAATTAAAGTTGAAGTTGTTGTTCCATCTCCTGCAATATCTGCAGTTTTGATTGCTGCTTGTTTTACCATTTGGGCTCCTAAATCTTCTACTGCGTCTTCTAGAGTGATTTCTTTTGCTACTGAGACTCCATCTTTGGTACTTCTAATTCCCTTCATAGGATCTCCAAATACTACATTTCGACCACTAGGTCCCATTGTAGCTACTACAGCGTCAGCTAATTTATCTATTCCTGCTACAAGTTTAGCTCTTGCTTCGCTTCCAAATTCTATTTGTTTACTCATTTTCTTCTGATTTTATGATTCCTAAAATATCGTTCGCACTTGCTATTATGTATTCCTCATTATTTAAGGACACTTTTTGCGCTCCAAAAGAGGGAACTAAAACTTTAATTCCTTCCGTTAATTGTTTTTGTGGTTTTACTAGTTTTCCTTCTGGGGAGAGTCTTCCAGGCCCTACAGCCAATACTTCTCCCATAACTGGTTTTTCGCTTCCCATGTCAGGGATAATAATATTCCCATACATTTGTTCTGTTTCCTCTATAACCTGTATTACAACTCGGTCTCCTAGAGGATTTATTGGTGATTTTTTCATTGTTGTGATATTTTTCTTATGTAAAATTTAACATTGGTTCCTTTTTCTTCTTCTATTTCTTCTATGAATTCTGCTTTAGTAAATTTTTCATAGTCAGGGATTATTAATTGTTTCATTTCATCATTTAACATTCTCATTTCTCTTAGATATCTATCTAGAGTATACGTAGAACCATCTTTAGGAACCCTTAATTCTTTGATGATTGCCTTTAATACTAGTGGCAATTGGGTATAATATCCTACATTTGATTCTTTTTTCGCATTATACAATGTAAAACTCTTTGTTGATTCATCCACATGAATTTCAAAAGGATATAATCTTTCATCCTTAATTAAACATCTTTTGTAACTTACGCCTTTCGGTCTTCCTTTTCCTGCCATATTTATTGTTTTTTTGCTATATAATATACTACTTCTATTTCTTCGTCTTCTCCTGTTTCCTCAGTAAATTCTAACTTTATGATGCCTTTATTTGAGAAATGGAGTTTACCTGATTTTAATGATTTGTTTGATTGAAATACTTCTTTAAAGGCTTCAATTTCAAAAGTTAGAGCTTCTACTACTGGATTTACTATGTTACAAGAAACCCCAAAACTAACTCTATTTGTAAAATCGGTTCCTAAGGAAAATACAATTTCTTCGCCATTGAGTTCTTCTCTAGTTGATGTTTGGAAATCCAAAACTTCATTTCCCAAAGCACCAACAGACTTTAAAAACAACCTTAAATCTTCTTCATTTAAATCTGCTGTCACATCGTATTGTAGGATTTGTTTTTCTACTACTGAACTATCAAACCAAAACCCAACTAATAATCCTGGTGATGCTAAATTATAATGTACATCCATTTTGGAATCAGCTATTTTAAAAACCGTTGGAATGTTGCTTGTGTTGTTTATAACATCTATTAATATAGTACCCTCTAATATATTTAAGAGTTTGTTAAGTCTGGAGGTATCATAGATATTGAAATCTCCTTCTACCATTTTACAGGGTACCTTGATTTCTCCTGTTACATTTCCCACTTCATTTCTAAAGGCAATGTGTAAGAGATTATCCTTAACTTTCCATATAACTTTTTCAACTAACCCATTCAAATGGTACTTTGAGATGGTGTTAGATAATAAACTTCTTGATATCATATAAATTTAAAAAACTGTTCAACGGTGGGATTTAAGTTTAAACCCCCCCAATTTAAATCTTCGTAAAACGACTCTAATTTGTTCTTCAGTATCGTATTAAAAGCCTTTGGCCTATCCACATATTTTAATAGAAATTCTTCAATTTCTTTTGGTAGATCATAATCTAAAAAGGATAGGGTTTCTATTTTGTAAGGGTTTTGTTTTAGGTAAACCCATTTAACTTTATCGCCCTCTACTATGTAAGAATGTTTATTGTTGAGTTTTTTGAACTCAAGTAAATCATTATAAAAAATAGCCCCCTTAACTGGGGCAGGAGCACCTGCTTGTGTTTCTTTATCGGGTCCCCCTTTGACTTTTTTAGTGAAAACTGCTTTTTGAATTCCTGAAAATATTTGTCCAGGTTCTTTTTTAATTATGTGTCTTTTAATTTTTTTAACAGATGTTGGTTTTGCTAAATCACTTAAAGGCATAGTTTCCATACTATCCTTAAAATGCAAAACCTTTTTGTTAATAGATTCTTTTTTAGCTCCGTGTAGAGTTTCAAGTAAAATTTCATTAAAAAATTTCCCAAATACTGGAGGAAAATTCGATTTCATAAAATCTAACCCTTTAATGTCAACTTCGTCAACTTCTACCCCCTCTTTTTTGGTGATATGCTGCGCATATCGGCGTTTACCTGAAAAGAAAGCGGATCGAATGACACACTCCGTTTTCATTTCGAGTCTGTGTTTATTTAAGTTGAGAGTTTCTCTAGCAAACTCGTTGTAATAATTTGTGATAGCTTCTTGATATTCAAGAGCTATTGATTCTAGTTTATTGGTTTTTTCTTGTTCGCTAAAATTATCAAAATCTGGATACAATTTATCTAAAATTGGTTTAGCATGAACATAACATGAATCTGTATCTTCATACATTACAATATTGAAACAATCTTGGAGTTTTTGCGTTGGGTAAGTTCTTATTTCATATACTGGTTTGTCTGGTTTTAAGAGTTTGGCTGCCTTTCTATTTATAAAGGTTCCACTATCTTGAATAATTCTTTGTCCAGTCAAAGTTATAGCTTCTGCTACCCTAACATTCCCATACCTAAATTCAGGTCTAGCAGTAGCCATACATAAAGAGTTAATGAGAATTTTTAATGTATATTGTTTTAAATGCCATTCTGCTCCTTTTACTGGGTCTTTGTCTATTTTAAAAGATTTTTTCATTTCCCCCTTACAATATACTCTTTCCCCAAACCATTTATCCAAAACTTCAGTTAATGTTGAAGGAGTATCTGTTCTAAAAATTACTCCGTTTGCTGAAATAGAATAATTGTTGGTTTCTATTGCTCTTAATATTTTACCAATAGTTGTAGTTCCTCTTTTTCTTTCATAAGTTTCAATTTCAACGGATTCATCAGGATCTCTTTCTTTCAAATCATTTAAACCCAATCTATTATCTCTACTATCGGAAGTTAATATTCTAAAAATCAAAGAATCTCGTCCAATATTCAGGGACATCGCAATACAAGGGTATAGAGAGGTTAAATCTTCATCAAACATGAATTCATACACCCCTGTTTTAGGGCAAAACAAATACCCCCCAGAATATCCCGATTCTTCGTTATTAGGGTCTTTATTTGGAGGAGCTATTCCTTTTTCTAAAAGGTGGGCAGAGATAGCACCATCATGTACTCGTGTACTAACATATACTTCGTCGTATTGAACTTTTCCCTTATGTGCAATGTTTTTTGTTAGACTGATGTATTGTAACTTTTCATCTAATTTCTTTAAAATCAAAACATCCACAAAGTTGTACTCGATAAATTTATTTATATCGTCTCTAAAAAGAGTATCTAAAGTCCCCTCATACTCTATTTTTTTCTGTCCTACATACTTTTCTCCCAAATAATCCAATTTCATGGAAGGTTCATCTCTCCAATGGTACTTTTTATGTAGTCTAAAGTAATCTAATGAAGAAACACCTGCTATTTTGATTGGTTGATCTTCGCTCCAGGTTTGTTCTCTTACTGTTCTAATAGGAGATAATCTGTTGGAATATCTTGTACCCATTACTCTCCTTATTCTGTAAAATAGATAGGGAATATCAAAATAATCACTGTTGTATCCTACTAAGATGTCTGGGGATATTCTTTCATAGTGGTCTAAAAAGACCGAAATTAATTCTTGTTCACTAATAACGGGGATGACTTCTCTACCTTGTTCGTCTGTGTAATTTTTGAGTTGGCTTTTCTTATCTATGATGACAATCTTCCATTCATCACATTGTTTGTCCCACCAAGCAATTGAAGTTATAGGTTTGGGAGCACTTTTAATATATTCTGGAGTTAAAGCTCCCCCCATCTCAATCTCAATATCAAAAAACATTTCACAATGGGTAGTTGAGGGGGTATCGTCATTTCCATACTTGTCAACTAAGTATTTAATATGTATGTTTCCTCTAGTATGATCTCCGTAATGGATGTTGGGAGTATTTCTTCCCCATCTATGAATTTTCTTTACGGGTTCGTCGTTAATTCCTCTGTGTGTAGCTTGATTTTCACTACATTCTACAAAAGCAAAATTTTGAAATTCTTCTACTTTGTAACCTTCGTCGTCCCATAAATGTACATTCCAGATGTTCCATTCTTCACCTCTTTCTACAAAAACATTTTTATACATAAATTATTTTCCTGAACTTCCAAATCCACCATCTCCTCGAGATTGGTCTACTTTTAAATTTTGATATTCTTCACTGTTTAATTCTATTAAGCAATAGTCTGGTTTGGGGATTACTGCTATTTGAGCATATCTTTCTCCCCCTTCAATTACAACATCTTCATCTCCAACGTTGTAAATTTTTACACCTAAGTCCCCTGTATAACCTGCATCTACACAACCATAATGGGGGATTAAACTATATTTGAACCCTTTAGAGGACCTTAATTGAATTTGCATCCAATAACCTGATCCTTGAGGGATTGTGAGATTTAAACCATTAGGAACTATAGCACTCCCTTTAGCAGGGATTGTAGTTGTTTCGATACAAGTTATATCGAAACAAGCACTAGTACCACCATAAGCTACTTCAGGCACAACAGCCCGTGGGTCTGCCTTGTGTGCATAAATTGCTATCATGATAATATCTTAATTACCTTAGTTTTTTTACAATCTACTACTTCAAAATCGTAGAAAGATTCTCCTTCAAATTCTTTGTGTGCTAATGTTTCTGCTTCTGTTGCTGATTCAGCGTTTGCTAGAAACAATTCTTGATGATTTCTGACTTTTCCGTTGTCAGATTCTGTTTGTACTTTTACTTTTACTTGCCAATAAGCCATAACTTTTATTTATTTTAATTTAACATTTTAATGTACGAAATAAAAATAAGAGAACAAAGCTTTTGCGATGTTCTCTTAAATTATTGTTTAGGTTTTATTAAAATTCGTTAGTGTTCTTATTTTTAAACACTTGAATCAAAATAATTAGGGCAATTAACCCTACAAATCCACCATCACCCATCTTCTGAATCAGTCCCATTACATTAGTGACAACCTCGGTTCCGAATACTCCTTCACCGAAAATGACTTCTGCTAATATACTAAGCGAAACAAAAGAAAGTAAAATTGTGGTTAGATTTCCTAAAAAATTAGTAACGATATTCATTACTTTTTCCATGATTTTGGTTTTTAAGATTAAACAAATGTAACCTAGTTACATAACGTGTTTTAGCTCTTAAAGGCCAATAACAACTCTCTCACTCCAATACCTATTGCTATTCCTGCATACAAAATGTTGCCTGTTATAAATAGGGCTGTTGCAACTCCACCTGCTAGGGCAGCTTTGAACCATGAAGAGTTAATAATTGTTTTTAATTGTTCCATAATTTAAGTTTTAGGGATTTACGTTTATACATATAACACTATCTGTAAGCATCCAAACCATAGCCAATCATGTGCATAACTTCTTGCTTGGCCGTCCGAGAATGGTCAGCAAATACACCACTTACTTCTGAAGTTATCATACTTGCCCCCATATGTTTTACACCTCTACAAGATACACAATTATGTGTTGCTTGCATAACTACCATGACTCCTATATTTTTACTAACTACTTTACATAGTGCATTATGAATTGCCATTGTTAGTTGTTCTTGGATGGCTCCTCTTCTAGAAAAATGTTCAACAATTCTATTTAATTTAGATAAACCAATCACTCTACCACCCTCTCCAGGAATATAGGCAATATGACATTTTCCTAAAATAGTCTGATGGTGATGTGAACATTGACTAACTACAGGTATATCTTTTTCTAATACTATACCCTGATAACCATCTGAAGGGAATGAAGTTACATCGGATAATTCATTATATCTACCCGCCCATAAATCGTTAACGTAGGCTTTAGCTACCCTTGTTGGGGTTTCCATCGAGTTTGGATCATTTCTCCAATCACATTGTAATGCATCTAAAAACTTACCATAGGCGGTTGCTGCCTTCTTAATCATGGTTTTTTTCTCTTTATCTGATAGGGGATGGTTGCTTGCAACCCCATTTGCGAATCCTTCTTTCACACATTCAATGTCTGTGTGGAATTTTCTTCTTGTGTTTTCTTCACTCATATTTTTTATTTATTTTTAATTTATACTCCTCTTTCTGTGTTAAATGCTATTATATGATCCCTGCCTGTCATGTTATATCCTTCTTCTGCACACATTTGGAATACTAATGGATACATTAATATTAATTGTTCCCTTGTATCCCCAGCGGGCATTATAAATGTTTTTGATTTTGGTATTAACATTAACTTTCTAAAGTCTTCTATTTCTTTTAAGTTAGATACTGTTCCATCCCATACAGGCTTATAGTGATAATCTTTATGGTATAATATTGTCTTATAAATGGCATCAGAGTTCAATCTGAATCTGTTGTGGGTTTTTGCCATTTTTTCATCGACCACTTTACCAGTAGGAGTGGTAGTCCCGGGAATAGGAATTGAATTAGAAAACTTAGGACTAAGACTAATAAGCCCCAAGGGATAATCGGTTTCAAGAAAATGAGAACCCTCAGTTTCAAGGGTAATAAGAATATTTCTTTCATTTGCAAAATGTGTTAATTCGTTAACTAAAGCTGAATGCATTGTAGGTGAACCACCGGTTAGCATCATTTCTTTTATATGAGGATTTTCATCATATATTTTAATAATATCGTTAAAATTAAATGTACCTTTTTCAGGATGAATAGAAGTATACCAACTATCGCACCATCCACCTTCTCCAAAGTAGCATCGATGAGTACAACCCGTTGTTCTAACTGCTATTGTAGGTCTACCAAATCGTGAACCTTCACTTTGAACACATCTGTATAATTCTAATATAGGTAATGTTTTAGTGTAATCTTCTATTCTTTTTAGACCCTTAGAAACAGGTTCAACTGAACCTAAGCCCCTGGATGAAACTTTAATTGGTTTATTTCTACCAGTATCATAATAATGTTTGCTTCTTTTTATATCCATTGCCATTGTTAAAAATTTTTTCTTTTATTAAACCAATCCATTTTAACTAATTTTTTATAGATAAGGTAGGGTTGTAATAATATTGCTATTAAAAACCCCCATATAATGAGAAAAAACAGAATTACGGGTATTATTGAAATCCACCCTCCGTAATATTCTTCTAATACAAAGGAGGGGAAATATATTACTTGAAATACCCCATATAATGTAGCTATAAGTTTTAATTTTCCTCTTCCGTTTTTAATGTGTTCTTTAAAGAACCATTGGAGGTATGTTGGTGTGTTATTTTTATCCATAATATATACTTGAGTTTTTATCGTTTTCGAAACATTCTACCTTTACCACTTTACATCTTCCAGCATCTGTTTTGGATAGAACTTCATTAAATTTGTCATAAACTATTTTGGCACAAGACTCAGCTCCCATTTTTTCTAAAAAATGTACTTTAGCTAAACCCATTTGCCCCATTTGTTCGAATATGTCTTTGTAAGGATCAT